ACACGTGCGACAGAGAACGACAACCGGCGCTTCCTCGAAGAGATCGAGAGCGCCTTGAAACTCATTCACGAAGCGAAGGCAACTACGCGGTGATCCCCGAACTCCTGCCCTTTATCCAAGAACAAGTTCAAGCGATCCTGGGCAGCGAAGTCAGCCACGGGATGTTCGTGCTCGCCGTGCTTGGCGCTATCGGTTATCAGTGTCGCGCCCTCCCTGGCTATATCTGGAATCTCTTCAAGTCGCAATTCGTGTTGACGATGACCGTCTACGCGGACGACAACTTCTATCGCTACATCACTGTGTGGATGGGCAAGAAGATGAACCCGCGCCGGAGTCGCAATTTGAGCGTGACTTCTGAATGGGACGAGAGCACCGAACAACAGAAGTTCAGCCTGATCCCTGGCCCGGGCCACCACATTATTTTCAACAACAAGCGCCCGTTTCTCATTCACCGGAACATCGAGAAGCAAGGCGACAAAGACAACTCTTGGCTTGTGAAGCGCAACGAGACGATCACGATCCAGACGCTGGGCCGTGATCAGTCTGTGCTTCGTGGACTCATGGATGAAGCCCTGAGCGTGATCGAAGATCAGAATACGGTCTCTGTTTTCTTCTGGTCGAGCGGCCACTACGAACTTGCTGGCCGTCGTGCGAAGCGCGAACTCGACACCATCTACATGGACGAGACGCAGAAACAAGAGATCGTTCGCGACCTCCAGAAGTTCTTGACCCGCCGCAAGTGGTATGCGGCTCGCGGGATTCCGTGGCGTCGCGGTTACATGCTCGAAGGCCCGCCGGGCACCGGCAAGACTTCGCTGATCTTCGCGCTCGCGTCGCTGCTGAATAAGCCGATCTACATCATCAATCCCGCGACGTTGCTCGACGACAACAGCCTCCAGGACGCGATCAACAGCGCTGGTGCTGGCATCGTCGTGATCGAAGACATCGACAGCATCACGATCCTCGAAGAGCGCGCCGCCACTAAGACGACTGCGGCGGCTAAGAAAGGCGAAAAGAAAGAGAAGGCCGAACGCGGCTTGACGTTGTCGGGCTTCCTCAACGCTATCGACGGCATCGCCGCACAAGAGGGACGCATTCTCTTCATCACGAGCAACCACGCCGACAAGCTTGACGCCGCGCTGAAGCGTCCGGGTCGCGTTGATCGCAGCTACTTCCTCGACCATATCAAGGCCAAGGACATCAACATCGCGCTCCGCATGTTCGACCGCTTCTTCCCCGAGGGAGACCGCGAAGCGTTCCGCAAGGAGATCGCGCCGCAACTCCCCATGAGCACCGCCGCCATTCAAGGCATCTTGATCAAGAAAGAGCAGGACACCGATGTCGCAGAAGCTGCATGAGGCACTGATGAAGGCCGAACTGACTCCGACTGACGAAGACATCCTTCTCGACGCCGCACACCTGATCCCTCCGGGGACCGTAGGCCCTGGGGCCGCCTACAACGTATGCTTCACCTACCTCTTCAATAAAGGGCTCCTGAAGGGCAATGGCGACCCAACGCAGGCGGGACTTGAACTCGCCCATGCCATCAAAGCCCGGCGCGACGCGGGCACAGAACCTGCATCACCTGGGGCATGATTCGCGCCGCCGCCCTCGCCTTAACCTTACTCGCTGCCGCCCCGGCGTCGGCGCAGCAACTGTTCTATGTCGCCGAAGAGATCGCGACCCCGGCGGAGTTTGAAGCCGAACTCGGCGGCGTCGGGGCCGCCGTTGTCTCCTGGGAGCCCACCGGCAACTGCGCCGCCCTCGATCCCATCTTCCAGGGCTTCGCCAACCTCACCCACTACTACGCCAGGGCCGCCAGGACCGTCACCAGGGCGCAGGCTTGGGGCCGTAGCGCCACTATCGTCCGCGAGGCAGAACGCCCACAGGACGCCAGGGAGGCTGCCTGGAGGCTAGGAGAGGCAGGAGGGCAGGCAGTGCTCGCCATGCGCCGCAATGGCTGTGACAGGGCGGCAAGGGCGCTTGCCTTGCGACTGCCGATGATGGCTCTGGACCCCTCCGCAGGGCCGGGGACGGCGGCATTGATCGAAGAGCGCCGCGCCTATCAGGAATCCGTTCTCAGGGGCGGCGTCGGTGGCTAAGCGCGTCCTGGGCTTCAAGCCCCTCCTTGCCGAACATCCCGACAGGGAGAAATACCCCCTACGCTTTCCCTTCTGGGCGAGCCCGAAGTTCGACGGCATTCGCATGATCGTCAGGGACGGCCAAGCCCTTTCCCGGACCCTGAAGCCCATCCCCAACGCCGCTTTGTCGGCGCTATTCTCAGACCCGCGCCTATCAGGGCTCGACGGCGAGATCGTGGCCGGGCCGAACAACGCCGCAGATGCAATGCAGGCAACGATGTCGGCGTTCTCGACGCACGACGCCGTCGCCGATGGAGTTGTCTTCCACGTCTTCGACTACGTCGATGATTTCGAACGCCCGACCCTGAGCTATCTCGACCGGCTGGCGATTGCCGCAGACAAATGCGCCGCCATTGGTCCTCACGTGCAGCTTGTGCCGCACTTCCCAGTCCACACGTGGGAAGAGGCTGAAGCCCACATGCACTCCTTCATCGCAGATGGCTACGAAGGCTTGATGCTCCGCGACCCCGCCGCGCTCTACAAGTTCGGGCGCAGCACGGAGAAGGAGCAGATACTGATCAAGCTCAAGCCCTTCGAAGACGCTGAAGGCGAAGTCATCGGCTATTACGAACGCGAGCACAACGAGAACGAACAGACCCGCGACGAACGCGGCTACGCGAAGCGCAGCACGCACAAGGCGGGGAAGACGAAGGCGGGGATGCTTGGTGGCGTGATCGTTCGCTTGCACGGCTGGCCCGCAGAGCATTTCAAACTCGGCAATGGCTGGAGCGAAGACGAGCGCATCGCGATTTGGAAAGAGATCATGGCCGGGAACGAAGCCGTGGTCATGGGCAAACTCGCGAAGTATAAGTTTCAGCGCGAAGGCTCGAAAGAGAAGCCGAGGATTCCCGTATGGCTAGGCTGGCGTCACCCTGACGACGCAGACTCTTTGCCCTGAAGCTCGCGAAGAGCACGCGCCGCCTCTTCTAAGAGATCGGCGATCCTATCGGGCTTTCCTTCCTGAACAGATTTCCGGCCAGGGATTTGCCGCCGGATGCGAGCGCGCTCTTCGAGCCTGAAGACGAGATCGTCGGCGATCACAGTGTGACCGCGTTGATCTTCGCCAAGAGCCACGTGCGAGCAGCAAGCGCGACCGGCCCAGCGCAATCTTTCTTCCAGTCCAAGCCAGAAGCTTCGCGTTCGTCGATGGTCTCTTTCTCAACGTCGCGACCAATCCAGCCGAGGAACGGCCCGATATGCTTCATCGTCGGAAGTTCGGTGCCACAGACCGCCTGGAGTCCTTGCTCAAGACGATCTTCATGCACGTGCGTGCGTGCGAACTCCATGGCACCAGCACTCGGCACCGCAGACGTGCGTGCAGCCTTGCCAGCACCTTTCTCGCCGTGGCTGGTGCCCTTGACCTTGAAGAGAAGAGACAGGCCGTTGTGCGCCCGTAGCGTCAGGAAGTTCTCGCCGCGAGGATAGAACACGAGCCCTTCGCCGACGCCCTCGATCCCATACAGGTCTTTGATGTAGGGGTCTATCTTGTCGATTTGGGCGACGGCTTCGTTCATGCGTTCGGCCAGCTTCTCCGCGTCTTCGCGGTCGTTGAAGTCGATGCTGACTTCAAGGCTGTGCCAGGGAATGACGTGAACACGAGCAGGCAAGCCCTCTTCGGTTTCGAGGAAGGCCTGAAGAGCTTCGGGCTCGACGACGTGGCCGTCCTTGGTCTCCATGGAGAAGACGAAGAAGGCCTTTTCGGGAATGCTGGCGACAGCGGCTTTCTTCTGAACGCCCGGCCCCGCCCATTCGCCGTGGAGGACGACGAAAGAATTCTTGTCGGCGAGCGCCAGCCCGAGGAAGCTGAAGTATTCGTGCATGGTGTCAACCCACGCTGCGAACCCCGCGTTGTCGTCTTCAACGCTGATGTCGTCGGTGCGCTTCTGGGCGACCACGCGGCCATCGGCGTAGATGCGGACCCCGGCGTTCGTGCCGTGGAGCTTCACCTTCGAGCGGAACGTGATCGTCGGGCGCGTCGGCCAGGGATACACGATTGCGATTTCTTTGCAGATGTTGGCAAAGCCACGGATGCTGGGAAAGGCGTGAAAGTCGCCCTTCGTCAGGTCAAGGTCTTGCTGTTTCGCAACGGCTTCCAAAGTGGCCTCCCTAAATGCAGCCTGAATTTTTAGCGCAAGTTCAGAGGGCCTGTCAAGTAGCCTACGCAACAAGCCCGGCTCCAAGGGTAAGCAAGTCCTGGGCCTTGAGCACCCGGGCCGGTTCGT